CTAGAGGAGGAAGTGCAAAAAAACGCCAGCCACCAGCCAGAGAAGCCCGCTTACGAACAGCAGCACGCCGATGGTGCGGCGCAGCGTCCATTTTTTCGGTCGGTCCATCGGACGATCAGATCCGGCCGACAGGGACGGCGTGACACCAAATTTCATCGCTCTTCCAGCTGTCGTCACGGGCCGTTCGGGCATCCTGCGTTTCCACGGAAAAGGTATGGCTCATTTCAAGGCGGAAATCCATACGTCGCTCTGGCGGCGCTCTCGGCGAGGAGGCGACCGAATGAGCCGCGGGGGTTTGTTTCCGCTCGCTTGGCGCGTTATCTTGAAACGGCGAGCGCAGCATAATTGTGACCCCAGGGGGCAGAGTGAACTGGTTTGAAAGACTGAAGCCGCGGTTTCGTCGCGGGACCGAGCGTGGCGGGCCCCCGAAGCTGGACGGCGGCGCGGAAACCCCCCGCACATTCGGCGGCGAACATCGCGCGGCGAAAGGCGACGAAGCGGCGACATTCCCACGGTTCCGGTCGACGGCGGGTGACCAGCCCGACCGGTCGGCGTCGGACGGTCTGTCCCTGGCCTGGCTCAACTTGCGGCGCGCCTACACGCCATCCCAACCGATTACCGACCGCGAGATGTTCGCCGGCCGCAAAGCCATAGTAACCAAGGTAATCCGAGCCATCGAGGACGAGCGCCTGCACGCCATCATTCATGGCCAGCGTGGCATCGGCAAGACGTCGCTCCTGCATGTTCTGGCCCAGGCTGCGCGAGAGGCCCGCTACCTCGTCGTTTATGTCCCCTGTGGCGCGACCGCTAGCTTCGACGAGATTTTCCGGGCGGTGGCCAGCGCGATTCCGGTGCGGTTCCATGAGGACTACGGCCCGACCTCGCCCGAGGCGGAGCGTGGGGCTTCATTGGCCAATCTGCTGCCCGCGACCGAGGTGTCTCCGCGTCTGGCCAGCGACCTGTGCGCCAAGGTGGTGGGCACGCGCGCCTTGGTGGTGCTGGATGAGTTCGACCGCAGCGAATCGATGGATTTCCGCCGCAACGTCGCCGAGTTCCTGAAGAATCTCTCCGATCGTTCAGTGCGGGTGCAACTCGTGATCGCGGGCGTGGCCGGCAATCTCGAGGAACTGATCGAACCGGGCGCGATGATCCAGCGCGCCGTCGTAGGGATCGCGGTGCCCCGAATGACGCCGGAGGAACTGGCGGAGCTCGTGCGCAAGGGCCAGGCGGTTTGTGGGATCACGTTCGCTCCAGACGCCGTGGAAACTCTTGTCTCGGCGGCCAATGGGCTGCCGTACCTCGCCAGCCTGCTGAGCCGGCACGCCGGAATGCTGGCGCTGGCGCAAGGCAGCCTGTCGGTCGTCGCCGCGGACGTCCACGCAGCCGTTGCCGAAGCCCTGATGGAAATGAAGGCGCGCGCGCATCGCCGGACCCTCATCGAAATCGCCAAATGCGAGCGCGACGGTTCGCACCTGTTTCTGGGTCGGCTGTCGGGGCTGGCGCAGGTCGGCAACGGCGGCTTCTCGAACGCGGGAATCAACGCCCTTTTTCCGGGCAACGCAGCGCGCGTGCGCGAATTGGTCGCCAGGCTTGCGGCCGACGGCGTGCTGGTCGAGGCCCACGAGGACGAATTCGGCAACCAGTACCGCTTTCCTGATCAGAACATCCTGCCCTACCTCTGGCTCCTGGCTACTCAGGCCCGAATGGAGGGGCGCGATCCGTTCGCCGCGCCGGCGATACCGCGCGCCCAGGCGGAAGCACACTGAGGAGGGCGCTCGCGATCAGGCGGCCTGGCCAATCACGCGTGCTTCCAACCCCAGCTTTGGCGGTCTCGACCGCGCTCGAGATGAGTTCCTGAATGTGCCTTCGATCCCGGCAGATCTTTCGCCGCGAGTGGCGATAGGCCCAGGGTTCCAAGTCCAGTGTCGCGCGGCCGCGCCTGAGTCGACGCGCGGATCGACCCCCGGAACCATCGCGATGTCGTCCGAAACAACAAACGCGGCGCGACCGTAGTCGCTGAGTTGTGGTAACGGCTGTATGGGCACATCGATCCGAAAGGGCTCGAACGCCGCGATCGCCTCGACCGGAGAGCGGCTTGAACGCCCCCAAGCGAAGCGCCCGCTCGTCCTGTCGAAGATGGCCGCATTGTTCACCAGAACGCTCGTCGCCCCCTAGTCGAGATCGCTCGTGGATCGACGGGACGTATTCAAGCGACCGATCCCAGCCCGTCGGCCTCGAGATTACCACCTTCCATCAAGAGATAGAATTGGTGGGTGCAGTAGGGATCGAACCTACGACCCGCTGATTAAGAGCTACTGGCTACCAGCCGAAAAGCTAAGCAAATCAACGCCCGCGCCGGTCAAAAACGGGCGCGGGCGGCCCTATTTGGGCGGGGAAGTCTCACGGGGCGTTAAGGTATAATCGGTCGTCCGGTGACCGGGTCGCGCGCCCAGCCATCGAACAGCCCCGGCGGCTCTTTGTGGCCGCGAGGCTTCCAGCCGAACCGGCGTAGGTATTCGCGCCGCGCCTTCAGCCAACCCTTGTAGGGCCAGTAGGCCCGCTCGCCGAACGGATAGGCGGCGTCGACGGCCTTGATGCGCTCCTTGAGCGTGGCGTCATCGGACAGCTGCGCATGCACCCGCGCGATCATCTGGCGGCTGGTTTCGGTCCAACTCATCCCTCTTCCTCCTCCGCGTTGTCCGTCATCCAGCGGACCGCCGCCGCGCGGTCGGCCTCTCCGGTCATGCCGCATAGATCACATGGAAACTCGCTCTTGACGGTGGGCAACCAGGCGTCGCCCTGGCGCGTGATGGCGTAAACATATCGGACGCCATCGCACTTCGGGCACGGCACATAGAGCTCGCCGGGCCGCCATCGGGAGAGCTCGATCCATATGGGCCGGTCGTCAAGGGTGCGGTCCAGGGCGAATATCCCGGTGAAGTCCTCGCCGTCGTCCGTCATGGCGCCGGGCATTGTTTGGTGCGCCACCCTCATCCCTCAACCTCCTTCGCCGGCGCGGGCGCCGCTGAAGCGGCCGCCTCCATTTGGGCCATGTGCTCGGCGATGACCTTGGCGCACAAGACGAGCTCCGAGGTGTTTTTGGCCTCGATCATCCTTTTGCATAGATCCCACAATCGGCCCGTCGTCCAGGCCTCAAGGGACGCTCGAAGCCGCGCGTTTTCTTTTAGATGGTCACGGATGGCGATCAGCTGGCTCTCGGGGAGGCCGCCCCAGACGTCGCCCATCGAGCTTTCAACGGCCGCAATCAACTCCTCCAGGGTGTGGCTCATTGCTCAACCTCCTTCGCCTGCGTCGGCAGCGCCAGCAGTGTCTCAAAGCTATAGCCCTGCGCCTGATAGTGGGCGTCCAGCTTGATCGCGGCCTGGTCGGCCACGGTCTGGCGGATCGCGCCGTAGTGCTTCTCGATGACCGCCTGCGCGCGGGTGGGCTTATGCAGCGTGCGGCTGCAGGTCTCCTCGAGCGTCAGGCCGGCCTCGATGCAGTAGGTGACCGTCGTGTCGCGCGTGTCCCGAAACTGCTTGCCGGCCACGTCGGGCAGCTGCTCGGCCACCGTGGCGCGGATCTGCGAAAAGTAGTGGCGGAAGGTGTCGGCGCTCCACGGCCTGCCGGTGAGTTCGCACACGATCACATGCGTGGGGCGCACCTTCTGGCCGGCCCAACGCTGGCGTATGGCGTCGAGACGGCTTCGGCCGATGAGCAACAGGGGCGGGTTGCCGGCGACGCCGGTCTTGATCCGGCGGTGCTTGACGCGGCCGTCGTTGACCTGGCCCCAGGTGAGCGCCAGCACGTCCTGCTGGCTCCAGCTGAGGTCGACCGCCAGCACGATGGCATCGCCGATCGACGCGAGCCCCGCGGCCTCGGCCGCGCGCACCAGCGCCAGCAGCTCGGGCCACTCATAGACGACGATGCGGCCGTCCGGCGCCGAGCGCTCCACCAGGGCGGCGGGGTTGGTCGGCCAGATGCGGCGCTTCTTGACGCACCAATTCAGCCACGCGCTGACGCACGCCATGACACCATAGGCCATGCTCTCGCCAGCGGTCTCGGCCAGCACGTCGGCCGCCTTCTGCAATTCGAAATCGGCGTCCGAGCCGAACGGCGGCGGCAACAGGATATCGACATCAAGGGCGCGGATGCGGGCGACCTTCTTGGGGTCGGTGCTCTCGGCCAGCACTTCCAGGAACCGACGCAGTTTATTTTTGTAGTCAGCCTGGGTGCGCTCGCCGAGGCGCTTGCCCCGGGCCTCGGTGGCTACAAATTTCGCGCTCTCGAAATAGGCGTCCATCAGGGCGCCGATGGAGCGCGGCGCCAGCGCGGCCGGCGTTGCGCCGCTGGCGGTCGCGCCCTTGGGAGCGACGTTCGCCAATCCGGCCGGCACGGCAACGCCAGCCGACCACGCCTCGACGGCCGCGGCGATCACCTGGGCGCGCTCGATCGCCGCGCCCATGGGCAGCCACTTGCCCCATTGGTCTTTGAGATCATGGCCGCGCCAGCCCTGCGCCCGCCTGGTGGGCGAGGGTATCCAGCGCGGGCGCCCTTCGCGCCAGACAAAGCCGGCCGGCAGGTCGCCATGCCGGCGCATGCGTCGTTTCGATTTGGTGGGGGATTTGGTCATGGCGCAACTCCAGGGACCGAAAGTGTGGATGGAAAGGGGAGCGGGTGTCTAGCCGCCGTCAGTGTCGGGGTCGGCCGGCTTCGCTTGCATGAACCGTCGGGTATTCTCGGTTTGCATATGCAGGGCCGCTTCACGGGCACCGGCGCTTACGTACAAATCAACCGCGATCGCGGTGCAGAATGCCAAGAGGACAGGCATCATATGCGGCTGGGCTTGAAACCTACCTAAGGTCTCGCCGATCTCGTCACAGGCATCCATGAATTCAGGTGTGCTTTTGAATGGGCGCTCTTCCATTGGGCTCTCCTCAACCTTCGATCGGGTAGTTTGCACGGTGGCTGATCACGTCGAACACCATGCAGGCGCGGGCCCAGCAGCCGAACGCCCCCTTGACGTCATCCTCGTCACAGCTCTGGTCGAACATGCGCTGTTGTTCCCGCATCTCCGCTCGCAGGCGCTCGTCAGTCTGCGCCTCGAGCCAGCCCTCTTCGTAACCTTCGTCGCCAGCCATCACGCCCTCCTCGCGGCGGCTAGCTGCGCGCGCAGCCGATCGTGGTTGGCGCCGGCCGGCATGGCGGCGGCGGGCGGCTCGATGACCAGGCGGCGGGCCGACCGTGCGACCTTCCACGCACTCACTGCCTCCGGGTCCCAACGCGTGCCGAGGATGGGGCAGGGGAAGCCGGCGTCACGCACCATGTCGGGCCACGCCTTGCGGAAGCGATCGTAGCTGAGCCCGACCGCCAGCGCCGCCTCGCGCATGCTGATGGGCGGCGTCATGCGGCCACCTTCCGCTCTAACCCGTCGCGCACCAGGTCGATCGCGTCCATGAGGTGGCGCGCCGGCGAGGCGACGTAGCAATGGTCCCGGTGCGTTGGCGGGTCTGGCTGCGAAAGGCACATCGCGTAACCCAGAAGCCGGCCTCGCTCGTGCGAACCGTCTAGGATGTACACGCTGACGCAGGCGCCGCCGGGCAGCGCGTCGCGCGCCAGGATGGCGGTGACCAGCTTGATTTCGGGCCGGTGCGGCCGTTCGCAGCGCAGCGCGTGGATCCACGCGGCCAGATCGGCCGTGCTGGGAAACTCGCGGTCCGGCGCGCCGACGCCCGAGGCCAGCAGCCAGGCGCTCACGAGAACGCGCCCATGAGAATGCCGGCGACGACGCCCAGCGCCCCGCACGCGAAATTGACGGCGAGGCCGCGCCAGTTGAAAAACCGCCGGCGCGCCGGGGGCATCCACAGCATCATGGCCGGCTTTTTACGGACGAACATCGCGAACCCTCCTCGCGGCCGAGGCGGCCGCAAGGGCCAACTAGGGCCGGTTCGCGAAAGTCGTCAATACGTTTTTCGTCAATGATTGACGGAAAATTCCGTCAGGCGGAAAGCTAGAAGCCCCGAAAGCTCACGCCGCTGATGGCGTGCACGGCGCGCACCTGCACGCTGGGGATGCTGCTCTCGGTCGCCTTGGGCGCAGCCGTGCGGACAAACAGGGTGCGGTCGTCCTGGCGCACGTAGATGCGCGCCAGGGCATGGCCGTCGACGTACTCGACGAGGCAAGGCATGTCCGGCAGGGGGGTGCGACCGCGCAGCACATGGCCCACCTCGCCGCGCCGCAGGCGATCGCCCAGGCCGTCGTCGTCCATGACGAATGCGAAGGCGTCGCGCGCACCGCGCTGAGACGGATGTAGAGGAAAATCACCCACTCTATTGCTCTCCCCGAGCCGGAGTGGCGCGCCCACGCCCCCCGCCGCGAACAGGGGGACGCTATCGGCGGCGTGTGTCAAGGGCAAAAATGGGACGTCCACGGCGGGGTCCGCTGCGGCCATTTCGCGCAGGGCGTCCATCTCGTCGGCCGCCACCTTGCGGTGGCCGGTGATCATCCGGCTCACGTGATAGTGGCGCACCACGCGGCCCAGCCGCTGCGTCAGAAAGTCGGCCGCCTCGTCTTGCGTGCGTCCGCTGGACTCGAGCAGCCGCCTCACCTCGTCGGACGAATTCACCAGCGCAACCCTCCGCGCCTCACGCGCCGCAGAGGATTTGCCATTTTTCGTCAACGAAAACGATTGACGTTTTTCGCGAACCACCGGAGTTCTCTTTCGCAACATCCGTCAAAGCCATTATAGGACAGTCTCGGTGAGCGCACGCGAAAAGATGCAAGCGTATGGCATGGTGGCCCTGCAGATCGCCACCGGCCGCAGCCTCTCGGTGATCTATCGGTGGGCCAAGGCGCTCGAAGAGGGGCGCGGGATCAGCGATCGGGCCAAGCGCCTGCTCATCGCCGCGACCGCCAGCGCGGCCGAGCCGCTGCTCTGGGCCGACTTCGAGCCGGTCCTCGACGCCGCGGCCGAGCGGGAAGCGGCGTGATGTTGCGGGACGGGCTCACGCCGGCCGAACGCGCCACCTGGTGGGCGCTGGTCGGCCTCGCCCGGGCGTGGTCTTGCAAGCCCAGCCACGCGCGCCGGCGCAAACTGGCGGCGGCCGGGCGTCGCACAAACAAGACCACGGTGCCTCTGCCGCGCGACCCTCCCAAATACCGGCTCTTCGTCAACCTCGTGCGCGCGGCCGTCGACCCGAACGCCGGCAGCGCCGAGATGCGCCAGCTTGCCGACCAGGTCGCCGCGCACCTCGGTGAGGAGCCGGCCGCCAAGGATGCGCAAACCCCCTGGTGGTTGGAAGCGTAGATGGCGCTGGGGGATCGGAAATGGTCAATCTCCGCCTCCTGGCGCGCGGCGGTCGAGGTCGTCGCCATGGCGTACGGTGTCGACGCCGCCTCGCTCGATCTGGATAGCCGGGGCCGGGGCTCGCGGCCGCCCGAGGATGCCCGCGCGCCGCGCAAGATGGCGCTCCACCTGGCCGTCCTGGCCTCGGGCTGCAGTTATGCCGCGCTTGCGGCGCACATCGGCTACCACCGGGACACGGTCACGTCGGCGTGCATCGACGTGCGCGACGCGATCTCGGCCGACGACGACGCTGAACTCAACTCGCGCCGCCTCGAGGCGCTGGTGCGAGCCAACCTGGCGGCCAACGGGCGCGGCGCCATAGCCGTTGCGCGGGCTCGGCTGGCGACGCTCGAAGCGCTTTACGAAAGCGACCCGGACCCTTCATCCGACAGTTTTCCGACGTTCATCCGACACGAAACCGGCGATCACGAAAACGTGATCACGATGATACAAAAGGCGGACGCGGCATGAGAGCGATGCACGCCGCGCGACTGCCAACCCTCCCCCTCCCCTGAGCAAGGAACCCCGACATGAGCGGCAAACTGCGTGCGATCGCGCCGGTCCAAGAGAAGAAGCACTACCGCATCACGCGCGCGCCGATCGCGCCACCGCCGCGTGTGGCGTGGGTCTCGGTGAAGGCACTGGTCATCGACGAAAGCTACCAGCGCCACATCAGCGCCGCCGGCGCGCGTCTGGTCCGTCAACTAATCCAGTATTGGGACTGGAACCGGTACAAGGCGCTATCGGTGGCGCCGACGGGCGACGGCAAGTTCGAGATCGTGGATGGCCAGCACACGGCGATCGCGGCCATCTCGCACGGCGGCATCGAGATGCTGCCCTGTCTGATCCTCGACAGCGCCAGCGCGAAGGAGCGTGCGGCCGACTTCGTCGGCATCAACACCACCCGCACGAACCTGACCCCCTATGCTCTGTTTCGCGCCCAGCTGGTCGCGCTCGACCCGCTGGCGCTGGAAGCCCAGGCGGCATTGGACGAGGTTGGGGCAAACATGATCGAAAGCGTCAGGGCGCACCAAACGGAATATGCCGCCGGGACGCTCGCTTGCCCTAGCGCGGTGCTGTTCATCGCGCGAAAGGGCGGCCGCGCGGGCCTGGTGCGGTCTCTGCGGGCATGTATGGCCGCCGATCTCCGGCCAATTCCGTCGACGGTGCTACGCATGGTGCATTACGCTTGCGCACGCAGCACGGACGCCGAGCTGCTCGCCATCGCCCGGCAATGCGCCTGATGCCGGAGCCAAACGACCCGCTGCGCGCCTGGCTCGAGTACGTGGCCGACACGGCGATCGAGATGCTCGACGCCCCCGACGCGCCCTTCGAGGACCGCGAAGACGACGAATGCGAAGACGATCGGGAGGTGGCGTGAGCGAGCTTCGCGCCCTCCCTTACGACTGGAAGGACTTGCGCAAGCGCCTCCAGGCTCGCGTGCCAGACCTGGTGCGGCGCCTCGGGGTCGTCGATCCGATCCGAGGCGGTATCGTTATGCCGCTCAACCCCACGCGCCAGGACCGGCGCCCGGGTAGCTTCGTCATCTGGACGGGCGGCGACGGCGCCGGGGCGTGGAAAGACTACGCCACCGGCGAGGCCGGCGACGTCATCGATCTGGTCGGCTACCTGCTCGGTCTGGCCACGCGCATGGATGCCTATTGGTGGTGCCTGGAGTTCCTCGGCCTCGGCCGCGGCGAGGTCCGCACCGCCAGTCAGGCGGAGGCCGATCGCCGGCGAGCGGAGCGCGACCGCCTGGCGGGCGAGGCGCGCGCCAACGCCGACGCGGCCGACCGCTCGGCCGGGCTGTTCAAGAGCTGGTTGGCGTTGCCGCCGATCGCCGGCACGTTGGCCGAAACCTACCTGCGCGAGGCGCGCAAGATCCCGCTCGATCGCCTGCCGCACATGCCGGGCGCCCTGCGCTTCGCGCCGGCGCTGGATCACACGGACAAGGATACGGGCGAGGTCACCAGCTGGCCCTGCATGGTCGCGGCGATGACGCGCGGCTCAAAGTTCGCCTCGATCCACCGAACCTTCCTCGCCCTCGATGGGAGCGGCAAGGCGCCCGTGAACAAGCCCAAGATGATGCTCGGGCCGTGCCGAGGCGCAGCCATCCGCCTGTCACCTGGTCCAAGCGGGCTATCGCCAGGCGCCGCTGACAAAAAGGGGCGCCGCGACCCGCTGGCCCTCGGTGAGGGGATCGAAACCACGCTGACGGTGGCGTGCGCGCGGCTCGACTATCGCGCCTGGGCGGCCGGTTCGCTGAGCCTCATGGGCCTGCTGGATTGGCCCGACTGCGCCAGCGCGGCCGTGCTGCTCAAAGAGAACGATTACAGCCCCGAGGCGGTGACGGCCTTCGCCCGCGTCGAGGCGCACTGGCAAGCGCAGAGCGCCGGCCGACCACTCGTGACGGCCGCCAGCAGCGTGGGCAGCGATTTCAACGATTGGGCGATGAGGAGAACAGCATGACTAAGCCGGTTACACAGGCGTGGACGCACGAATTGTCTCTAATGCAGCAATCTGTGCTGTTGGGCGCGGTTCGCGGCCCCGATGGACTGCCAAAATATGGGGCGGTCAAGATGATGGTCCGTTTTTATCGCCGTGCAATCCTGACCAGTTCCTTCAAGGGCGTGGCGATCGATAATCCTTACGATGGTGACGGCGGTTCATTTTATGGTCCTAGCATCTCGCAACCCGACGATGACAACTGGGAAACACCTCTGAACGTGGTGCTGAGCGCATATTTGCGAGACCTGGATGCGATCCCGCATCATTTTCAGCTACACTTCATCCATGCGGTGGAGATCGTCGGGTACAAGCACCCAAATCCCCGCGTTCGTGGATGGTGGCGGGTGGCCTATCTGCGGCTTGTTCATGACATGCACCTTTATCCGGAAAGCCTCGAGCAACTGGATAGGCGCTTGAGCGACACGCGTGTCGGCTGGCTGGAGCGCGCCGACCCGACGACGGTGGACTGACCTTTGGCCCGCGCGCCGCTCCAATCCCTCGACGCGATCGCCGCCGCCCTGCCTGACTTCGATGTCGAGCAGGCGGAGACGCTGCGCCAGCTGGGCAAACGTGACCCGTTGCCCGGCACGCCTTGGGACGTCGAGGTTTACCCTGGCGGCGAGCCTGAGCCGATCGAGCCTGGCGCGTGGGTCAACATGGGCATTGGCGATGGCCGCACCGGTCTGCCGCCCGGTTGCCCCGTTGTGCCTTTGGGCAAGGATGGCGCCGATTGCTATTTCCTGGATACCCTTGGCGCCGTGTTCCAACTCGACGCCAAGTCGAGCGGCAAGGGGCCGATCGGCTACATGTTCGCCGGGCGGTCCCGTTTCCTCGAATGGGCGTGGCCGCGCTTCGGCCGGGCCGCGAAGGGGCGGCCGCCGCCGGTGACGGGCTGGGACGCCGACGACGCGCGCCAGTCGCTCGTGGATGCCTGCGCGTACCTCGGTTATTTTACCATGGAAGATCAGGTGCGCGGCCGCGGGGCCTGGCGCGATGATGACGGGAGCCTGATCTATCACGCGGGCGACGCCGTCTGGATCGGCGGCAAGTGGCGCGGCTGCGGCGTGCACGGCCGCCACATCTATCCCGCCCGGCTCAAGCTCGGCCGGCCGACCGTGCGCGCGCACCCCGCCGGTGTCGGTTCGAGCGGCGATTTGCTCCTCGAGCTGCTGCGCACGTTCAATTGGGACCGGGGCGAGCTCGACGCCAGATTGATGCTGGGTTGGCTGATGACCGCCAAGATGGGCGGTGCGTTGGATCGCCGGCCTGTGGCGTTCGTGGTCGGTGGCGAAGGCTCGGGCAAGAGCACGCTGCACGGCCTGCTGCGCCTGGTGATGACGGGGGCGCTGATCAAGACGTCGAACACTACGCAGGCGGGCATCTACGGCCGCCTGCGCCAGGACAGTGTTGCAATCATGGTCGACGAAATGGAGGCCAAAGAAGACACGCGCACGGTCGACAAAATCCTGGAGTTGGCGCGGATTTGTTACTCGGGTGACAATATGAACCGGGGAACAAAAGACGGCGGTTCGCTCGAGTTCACGCTGTTTAGTTCGTTCATGGGTTCCAGCATCGCCAAGCCGGCTACGGATGCACAGGACGATAGCCGCATGGCCGTGCTGATGCTTCGCGAGCGGGAAACCGCCGGCGGCAAGCTCGATACGTCGCGCGAGGACATCGAGCAGATCGGCCGCGACTTGATGCGCAGGATCTTTGATTGGTGGCCTCGGTGGGATGCGCTGGTCGAGGCCTTCCGCGCGATGATGATCACCACCGGCCATAAGGACCGTGCGTGCGATACGTTCGCGCCGCTGGCTGCCGGCTACCACATCGCCACGAGCGATCAGATGCCGACCGAGGATGATCTCGCGCCCTGGCGCGACTGGCTGGCGCCGCACGAGCTCGCTGAGACCGCGACGCGCGAGGCCAGCTGGGAGCGCTGCTGGTGGCACATGATGGACGCACAGCCCGAGAGCCTCAAGACGGCCGCCAGGCGCAGCGTGGGCGCGGCAGTCAACGCCTGGCGCAGTGCCGGCTTCGGCGAGCTCGAGGCCGTCACCCGCACCCTGACGCACGTCGGCCTGGCGCTGAGCTGGCCTAAGGGCTGCGAGGAAACATTTGAGCTCGCGCGGTTGTTCGTCCCGCTCAAAAGCCCGCCGCTGCATGAGTTGTTCGCCGGCACGCCGTGGAAAGGTCGCCTCGGTGCGCCTGGCCCGTGGGGTGGCGTGCTGCGCCAGATGCCTAAGCATCTGTGGAAGATGAGCACGTGCGACAAGACGTTAAACCGCGCCGCTAGAGGTCTCATGATCGATTTGGCGGCGCTTCTTGAGCATATAGAGGAGGCTCAACAGTGAAATTCGTTTGGCTAGAGGACGTGCGGGGCAAGTTTGGCCCGGTCAATCCCGACCGTGTCGCTTATCTGCGCGAGAACGTCGAGGGCAAGACGTGCGTCGTCTTCGGCGCGATGCCCGGCGGATTCGATGAGGTCGCGGTCAATGGCTCGATGAAAGAGGTCGCGGCGCTCCTGGAAGGCGATGGCCTGCAGGCGATGGGAATTGCGCTGACCGAGGCGCTAGCCGAGCCCCCGCAGCAACGGCGAAGACGCGCCAAAGGCTAGCCGAACCCTCCTCTTAGGCGTTCCTCGCCCTCTACTGAAAACCTGTGATGGCCAGAGCGCCAGGTGCGACACGCGCCGGCGTTTGGCTGAGTGCGCCAGCGCGTGGGTGTCGCGCCTGGTGATCGGTACGGCCATCACGCCGCTCAACCCTGACCCGCTGCACAACCCTCACCCGTCGACCATCGGTCATCCGACCCGGACCCCCAGGCTCTTAGCGTGGAAGTCGCGATTTGGCCGTCAGCGGCCATCCAATCATCCAATCGTTGCGCCAGCTGGCCCGATTGGACCGTTCCTCAAATAGATCAGCGCGTTGGACGGCGACCAATCGTCCAATCGAACAATCGCGTTTCCGCTCTACATGCGAGGCGCTTTGCCTCGGGAAAGCTCGCGCATAAGGGATTTGTCGATTGTTCGATTGTTCGATTGGATGGGTAATAAACCCTGGAAAAGCCTCGGAAATCATCCAATTAATGTCCAATCGACCAATCAAAGGCTTAAAAAATAGGTCTTAAATGGATCAGCCGTCTCTACCCCTCGCGATCGGGGGCACAACGAAGCGTCGGGGACGGCCGCCGGGCTCGGTGAACAAGAGCTCGATGGATCTGGCCCGGTACGTCGAGGCCCAGTTCGGCGGCATGACGCCGGGCCAGCAGAGCGCGCGCCTGTGCCTGGTCACGCCGGCGGACCTGAAGAACGCGCAAGCCAACGCCAAGCGTGTCGGCCTCGCCCATCCTCCGAAGGACCCGATGATGTGCGCCATGGCGGTGAAGGCGGAGGAGCTCGCGAAGGCGTTGGGGTGCGAGCGCGCCTTCGCCTGGGCGCTGATCTCGCGAGAGCGCGAGGGCCTGATGAAGTACATCCATCAACCGCAGCCAGCGGCCCCGCCGAAGAAGGGCGATGGCGCGTCCATCCTGGCCTACATCGTGCCGGAGGGCTCGGATGGGCCAAACGTTGAAATCGTTGACGATTTCGACCCGGACTTGATCGAAGTCTCACCGGTCAAGTCTCACGACGCCACCTAAGGCGTTGAAAAACCGAGGGTAACCCTCCGCACGCCCGCTGATCGTAAATCAGCTGGACCGCGCCGGCGCCGCACTGAGGGAACCGCTCGGCGCGGACCTCGGCGACCAGGGCGCACCCCACCCCCGGTTTTTGCGCCGACCCCCGACGCTGTGGCCCATCTTCCGTCTGGAATTCTAGCTTTCGAGCCCATCCGACGCCTCCGGCTGGCCGCTAAAATTCGAAAACTGGCAAAGGGTCAGGGTGAGGGTCGACGCTTGGGGCCGCAATCCGAGATGGAGTTACGGCCTTGGGAGTTCGCCGGTCCGGTCGCCCGGGCCTTCGAAGTCTCGCGCGCCCCGATCAGTGCGATCGTGGGGCCTACGGGTGGTGGGAAGTCGACGGCGAGCGCTCGCCGGTGCCTCCGTGTCGCATTGTGGCAAGAGCCTAGCCCCCGCGACGGCGTACGTCGAGCCCGAACTGTCTGCATCTGCCCAACCTACCGGCGCGCCTGGGACACGGTGATGCCGAGCTATTTCAAGGTGTTCAGCCAGACCAGCGGCACGTTCCGCGGCAGCCGCGGCGATCCGGCCGATCACTTTTTCGACATCGTGGTCAATCACGGCGGCGTTCCGGCCAAGGTGCACGTCGAGGTGCTGTTTCGGGCGGTGAACGACCTCGACGTCGAGGACTTCATGCGCGGGCTCGAGGTGACGGGCTTCTGGCTGCCGGAAGCCGACACCAACGGCGACCTTGCCCAGCTGCTCAGCCTGGGCAGCAACCGGGTGGGGCGATACCCCGAGCCCGACGACAGGCCCGACCATAGCGAAGTCACGCCGTACAGCGGCATATGGATGGACGCCAACGCGCCCATGATCGACACCCCGTTTCACGATCGCCTCTACCTGAAGAAAATGCCGGATGGCACCGCCGCGCCGGCAACGGACAGGTTGTTCATTCAGCCGGGCGGCTTCAACGCCAATGCGGAGAACATGAGTAATCTGCGCAAAATCCGCAAAGACTACTATGCGCACATGGCGACCCAGCTGGATGCTTACGACGTGGGCCGGATGATCAACAACCGGCCCGGCTATGGCCGCCATGGTCAGCCGGTGCACCCGAATTTCGACCAGGAAGCCCACGTCGCGCAACGAACGATCGAGGTCGACCGCTTCTCGGATGTCTACATCGGCGTCGACGCGGGCTCGAACGCGCTCGTGCCCGGCGCTGTGTTCAAGCAGCGGGCCTATAGCGGCCAATGGCGGGTGCTGGCCGAAATCTACCTCAAAGACGGGCAGATGAACACCGAGGAGCTTGCCCGCGAGATCCGGCGGATCATGGAGAGCCGGTTCGCCGGCCTCGGCCGCGATCACGGCGCCATGCTGTGCCTGGACCCGGCCGCCGGCGGCCGCAACGCCGGCAGCGAGTACACCACGGCTCTGGCCCTGCAGCAGCTGACCGGCATCGAGGCCCAGCTGGCGCCCAGCAACGACCCGAAGCACCGGCGCAGCGCCCTGGACAAGTTGTTCAAGCGCAACTGCGGCCCGGGGGAGCCGGGGATCATCATCGACCCGTCCTGTCACGGCCTGATCGGGGGCCTGAGCGGCGGCTTCCACTATCCCAGGCGCGGCCAGGTGGTCAGCGCGTCGGCCGCCAAGAACCGGTTCAGCCACGTCTGCGAGGCGGCGGAGTACGTGCCGCTCACCGTCGACGGCCTGGACGCCAGCGAGGGGCGCTTCATCCGACCCGGCGGCGCGGGCTCCTACGATGCTCCCATCGGCATCTACGACTAGGAGGCTAGCACCCCCATGACGCGACTGTTCGCGCGATACCTGACCCCCATGTGTGGGGCCTCGTTCCTGTTGGCCCTCGCGGGCGGCCTCCTCGTCCTCGGCGGCCATGCCACGGCGACGCAGGTTCAGACCGCCCCGACGGCCTACCCGGTCACCGACGCGTCGGGCGCGATCACCGCCGGCGGCAGCTTCCAGACCGTGTTCGCCCAGACCGCCGGCCGCCACGACTGCATCATCGAAAACCCCGTCGCGGCCACCGAAACCCTGTTCATCCACGCCGACGCCGGCTCGCCCACCACGGCCAACAGCTTCTCGATCGGCGCGGGCGCCGTGTTCAACTGCCAGGCCTTCGGCATCGTCACCCCCGACACCGTCCAGGTCGAAGCGGCCACCACCGGCCACGCCTTCGTGGCCAAAACCCAATGAAGGCGCACATCCCTTTCCTGGCCGCCGTGGCCCTGACGGTCACCGTATCGCTGGCGGTGTCGCAATCGATCCGGCCGGCCCCCGGCGGCGGCGGCGGCGGCGGCGGGAGCGGAACGGTCACCTCGGTGGGGAGCGGCGTCTGCCTCACCGGCGGCCCGATCACGGTCAGCGGCACGCTCGCCGTGGCTTGCGGCCCCACCGACGAACTCGCGTGGAACGGCGACGTGGGCCTGTCGCGCCACTCGGCCAATTTTCTCTACGTCGGCAACGGTACGCAGAACGATTCGAGCGGCACGCTGGGCGCGGGCGCCTTCACCCTCTCTTCCGGCGCGGCCGGCCAATGGAACTCGGCCGCGTTCGCCCTGCCGGCCCTGGGCCTGCAGGGTTGGACGGCTGGCGCCAACGCCACCTTGGCGCTCGACACGGGTTTATCCCGCGACAGCGCCGGCGTGGTCGACGTGGGCAACGGCAGCCAGGGCGATTCCAGCGGTTCGATCAAGCTGGCCAACCTCACCATCAGCAGCGTCACCGCCTCCAGCGACGTCTGCGCCAGCGCGGCGAAGCTGCTGGTGACCTGCACCTCGACCGGCACGGGGCTCAATGTCCAGCAGACGTCGCCGGCGCTGATCACGCCCACCCTGGGCGTGGCCACCGCGACCAGCATAAACGGCGAAGTGGTGCCGACCGCCAGCAGCACGCTCATGGACCTGGGGTCCTCACAAACGGTCACCGCAAGCAAGGGCTTCAGCGGCATCGTTAGCCTGCTGGGCGGCTTGAACCAGCTAGTCTCGGTGATCACCGCGGCCGGCGCGATAACGGTCAACTCGTCTCAGCAAATCATAGAAGTCGACAAGACGACGGGCGCGGCCACGACCGTGAACATACCGGCGCCGACCACGGCAAATCGCGTCCTATACATCGTCGACGGCAAGGGCGACGCCAACACGAACAACATTACCGTCACTCCGTCTTCGGGCACGATCAACGGCGCGGCCAGCTACATCATGAACGTCAATCGCGAGGCGATCCAGATCGTCTCGGACGGTACGCAGTGGGTCGTGCTGTAGTGTCCGGCCTGTTCAACCCCAAGGTTCCCGCGCCGCTGCCGGTGATCAACCCGGCGGACACGCAGAACCGGATCAACGACGCCCTGGGGCGCATGCTGCAGGCCGGCGGCACGAACGCCGACACCACGTCCACCGCGACCGCGCCGGTGGGCGGCGCGCGCATGCCGACGCTGACCGGGCTCAACTGAGGTGACGGACTGGGCGCAGAAGTCGCGCGTCGACAAGCGCCTGATACAGTGGGAGAGCATGCGCGCCGATCGCCAGGACTTCGACCGCAAATGGCAGCTGGTCAGCGACTACATCCTGCCCCGGCGGGATTTCAGCATCACGCAGCGGCCGAACCAGCTGCGCCCGCACCGGGTCACCAGCAGCGTCGCCACCAATGCGAACACGCGCATGGCCACCCTGGTGCTGGCCTATTGGTTCGATCCGACCCGGCCCAACCTGCTGCCCAACGTCAAGCGCGGCCTGGCGGTGGCGGGGCGCAACACCGAGCTCGACGACGACGGGATCAACTATTGCGGCGACCTGGCGTGGAACGTGTGGGACCACATGGTGCGCCCCAAGGCGCGGCTGATGATGCACAGCGGCAGCATGCTCAAAGAGTTTTGCGCCTTCGGCTGCGGCGTGCTTTGGACCGGCCGGCGGCGTGGCTTCGGACCGTACTATAACGGCCGCGCTTTGTCGGCATCGTGGTGGTCTTGTAACGAAGAAGGCGTGATCGACACTTTCTATTATCTGATGAAACAACCGCTCTATAGAGTATTGGAGCGATGGCCGGAGACCGCGCCGCCGCTTTACACGGAGACCAGGGACCGCAACGAAAACGTCCTGGTGGACATATTGCTGACCTGCCAGCCGCGTCCGGGCGGACGGCCTGGCGCGGTGGTCGAGGCCAAGCCCTTCGAATTCCTCGCCATCGCGGTGGGCAAGGGCGCGGTGCTGGAAGAGAGCGGGTACGACAGCTTTCCGTATTCGGTGTTCCGCTATGACCCGATGCCCAGCCAGACCTATGCCGAAGGTCCCGGTTGCCAGGTCCTGCCGGACGTCATGGTCCTCAACCATCTGCAGGAAGCCGTCGAAAACGTCGCGAGCCAGAAGGCCGCGCCGCCCCTGGCCGTGCCGGCGCGGATGTTCGGCAAGACCCTGGATCGGCGCCCGGGCGCGCTCAACGCCTACAACCCCGCCGGCCTCGGCCTGCAGCGCGCGGACCAGGCGATCATCAAGCTCGACATGACCGGCGATCCCAGCGAGTGCGTCGCCCTGATCCAGGAGCTGACCAACACGATCGAGACCGGGTTCTTCGTCGATTGGTTGAGGTTGAGAGAAACCGGCGACATGACGGCCGAGGAGGTCAGCGAACGCCGCGACATGCGCCTGCGCGGCATGGCGTCCATCGTCGCGAACCTGGAAGAGCCGACATCCGCCTTGGGCGACCGCACCATGGAAGTCATGTTGGCCGAGGGCGCGATCCCGCCGGCGCCCGGCAGCGTCGCCGGCGCGGATGTGGATTGGGAATATGCCGGGCCCCTGCAGATCGCCCAGCTGCGCGGCAACGTCCAGTCGCTCCTGCAGCTGATGAACGCCCGGGGCCTGGCGCTGGAGCAGGACCCCGACGCCGCCGAGGCTATAGACCTGGAAAGCTGCCTGCGGTCGATCCATTCTGGCCTGGGCGCGCCCGAGGGCGTGCTGATGAGCAAGGCCTTCGTCGAGCGCAAACGCCAGGCGCGCCAGCACGCCCTGCAGCAGCAACAGGACGCTGAAAAGTTGGCCCAGGTGGCCGGCGCGGCCAAGAGTGGCGGCGCGGGCATCGCCAGCGTCATGGGCGCCATGCAGGGCGCGGGCCAGGGCGGCGGAGCGCCCGGGCCCGGCGGCGCGCCCTTCGCCCCCGCCGCGCCCCTGGCCCAGCCGCTGGCGGCGTAGATGGCGGACATTCCGTTCGACGCCGTCAAGCTGATCGCCGACATCCGCGCCGGCGACGGCGAGGCGATGGCGCAGGCGTACCGCGCCACCTTTGGCGGCGATCTGGGGCGCCTCGTGCTGGCCCATCACCTGCAGGAATGCGGCGTGGGCAATGCGCTGGGGGACGAGAACCTGAAATATCGCGCCGGGCGACACGACGGCGCGCTGTTGCTGGCCTCCAAGGCCGGTTTCGACGCGGTCTCTATCGCGGTGGCCGTGATGACTGATCAACTCGAAGGAAATACAGATGAGCGAAGTATCGACAGCGGCCCCGGCCAGCAGTGGGGCGACAGCGACCCCGAACATCTCGAATTCTGACGGCGGCGCGCCCGCGCCGGCGTTCTACGAGGCCTTCAAGAGCGAGGCGATCCGTACCAGCCCGTCCATCCAGCGCTTCGCCGACCCCGAGGCGCTCAGCGAGGCCTACCTGCACCTGGAAAGGCGATTCGGCATCGATCCGAACCGCCGTCTCGACCTGCCCGCCGACCCTAAGGACGCCGCCGCCATGGATGCGGTGTGGAACCGCCTGGGACGGCCCGAGAAGCCCGACGGCTACAAGTTCGAGCTCACGGCCGACGCGACGGACACGGACAAGGCGCTGGTGAGCAGCTATGCCGAGACGGCGCACAAGCTCGGCCTGACCGCGGAGCAGGCGCGCGGCGCCATGGCCTTCCTGGTCGAACAGCAGGGCAAGGCGGCCGAAGCCAACGCGGCGGCCTTCGCGGCGGCCGCCGAGGCCGGCCGCGCGGCGCTGAAGGGCGAATGGGGGCAGGCGTACGACACCCGGGTCAAGGAGATCGGCGCGGTGGTCGCCAAATACGGCGACGAGGCCCTGATCAAGGAACTCGACGCCAATGGCCTGGGCAACTATCCCAACCTGGCCAAGATGCTTAGCCGCATGGTCGAGCGCATGCAGGAACCGGGCGTCGCCGGCGGCAATTCCGGCGACGCGGCCGCCGCGGACCGGGCGCTGACGCCCAGCCAGGCCAAGGCCGCGGTCCGAGCGCTCGACACCAATCCGGCCCTGCGCGACCGCGACCATCCCCAGCACAGGGCGGTGGTCGAGGAACGGCGAAAATTGTTGGCGATGGCCGAAGGTTGAGCTTGACCGGCCGCGCAAATCACTAGAGCCCAATGATCTCCGACGACACCGGGGCACTCCTCCCCCAGCCAGGATCCCGGTGTTCGTCGGCGCCGCGCGGGGCGTAAAGCCGAAGGCCAGGCTCCGGAGCACCGGGCAATCCTGCCGATCAAACCCTTTCTTTTGATCAGCGGGAGCGCGCCATCATGGCGACCAACGAAGATACCATTCTTTCCCAGTATGTCCCGGGGTTTAGGGCCAACCTGGCCCTGGCGCCACAGCAGACCGACACGCGGTTGCTGGGCGCCGTCGACGGCGACCTGATGTACGACACGCCAGGCCAGATGTTCAACGCCGACGATGTTCAAACGTCGGACCCCGAGGACATCACCACGCGCGTGCCCAACACGCCGGACAAATTCCTGGGCTTCACGCGCCGGGTCGGCATTTTCACGCCCTTCCAGGACGCGGCGTGGTTGGACAACGTCGACAAGGCGCGCGAGCTCGAGGACCCTACCAACAAGACCATGATGGCCCTGATGGCGGGCCGCTGGCGCAAGGTCGACTATCTGATCCTCTCCGCCGGCATAGGCAACGCCGCTTCCCAGGTCACCACCTTGCAGGGCGGCGGCTTGACCACCACGGCGCTGCCGGCCGCGCAGGTCGTGTCCGCCACCGACGTCAGCTACGCCCATGACGCCGAGATCGTGCCCACCGACGGCAGCCAGTACGGCATGAGCGTCGGCAAGCTGCTCCACGCCGGGGCGATTCTCGACGAGAGCGAGCTCGAGGGCCCGCGCTATCTGGCGCTCACCAGCCAGCAAAAGGCCGATCTGCTGCGCCGCACGCCGGTGACCAGCATCTACTACGCCGAGGTCAAGGCGCTGCAGAGCGATCAGCTGAGCGAGTTCGTGGGGTTCAAGATCGTGCGGCTGCAAAAGAGCCGTTTCCAAAGCTTCCTCGGGCACGACGGCGTCAGCCCCGTGCGCCAGTGCATGGCCTGGATCAAGGATGCGATCGCCTACCGCGGGCGGCCCATCACCGACGCGTCGATCCAGATCCGGCCCGACAAGAGCCGCACGCCGCAGGCCTTCTACAAGGCCGAACACGGCTGTGTGCGGCGTTATGACGCGGCCGTGGTCGAGATCGACTGCTACGAAGGCGCGGCCTACTAGGCCGCGCCTCAAACCCTTACTTGAAAGATCAGTCAAATGACCAAACTCTATGGTTCCCTGGTCGGCGCCATCAAGCAAATCAGCCCGATGCAGCCGGTCGACAACGCCTATGAGCGCAACAACGACGCCATCCTGGTGCGCGACACCATCACCCTGGCGGCGGCGGCCGCCGCAACCACCATCCAGGCCATCGTAGGCCTGGGCTGGGAAAGCGTGCTGCACCCGCCCGGCTGCTACGTCGCCAACGGGGCGCTGGGCGCGGGCGTCACGATCAGTCTGGGCGACGTGACCTATCCGGCCGCCCTGGCCGCCGCGACCGCTGTCAACGCGGCCGGGACCACGCTGAGCGGCCTGCCGGCGGTGACCATCGGCAACTATTGGCAGCCGCTGTGGCAGCAGCTGGGCTATGCCTCCCTGACGGCGGCCAAGGCTGTCGGCCCGCAGGCGGAGCTGCTGTTCACGATCGCCGGCGCGGCCGCGACCGGCATTCTCACCTGGCAGCTCAGCGGCGTTCGCCGGATTTAGGCTTCGTCCCCCTCCGTGTCGCAACCATGACGGGGACGGATGAGGCGGCCGCGGCGGGGGTGCTCAGCCCCGCCGCGGCCGTAGCTCTTTTTGGAGGGTGCGATGAGTGATCCGATCCAGGTCCAGCTGGTCAACACGGCGCTCAGCGATCTGGGCCAGGAACCGGTCAGCGACCTGACGCCCGACAGCCTGGCGCAGAGCAACGCGGCCGTTAAGCTGCTGAGAGTGCTCGACACCGCCCGCGACGTGGTGCTGGCGCGCCACGGCTGGACATGCGCCCTGGAGTACGTGGCCCTGCAGCCGGCCACCCTGCCGCCGGCGTATCAGAACTTCCGCTACCCCACCTCCTACCTTTTGCCCGCCGACGCCCTGCGCGTCTGGGAGATCGCCGGCGTCAGCTTCAACGGCAATTTCAACTGCTGGGCGCCGCGCTGGCAGGTGGGCACCACGGAAATCAGCGGCAGCCCGCAGATCATCATCCGGGCCACCGGGCTGGTGAACGACGGCTACGGCTTCGGCTACGGCTTCCTGGACAGCTACATCGCCGGCTGGAGCACCGCGCCCAGCAGCTCCGACCCCGACGCCCAGGTCACGGGCGCGCCGCTGAACCTGGGCCCGCTCGACGTGGCCTATGTGCGCCGGGCGGCCTATGGCGCGCTGGACATGCACGTGCGCGACGCGATCGCCCACACGGCCGCCGCGCGCGCGGCTTATTCGATCACCGGCGACAGCGCCAAGGCCAAGGCGATGATGCAAGAGGCCGAGGCGGCCGTGCTGCTGGCGGTCAGCGCCGAGGGCGCGCAAGAGGGCCTGCAGGACGCCGCCGCCCCGTCCATTCCGCTGCTGCTGCGGCAGTACGCCCGCTATTGAGCCTCATCCGACGCAGCCGCGCGCAAGCGATGCTGGGGGATGCTCGCGACCGGCTTCACCAACAGCTTCACGTCCGGAGAGATCTTCCCGGACGCCCAGGACCGCGTCGACATCCAGCCCATCGCCAAGGGCTGCGACACGGCGACCAACCTGCTGGTCCAGATCGTCGGGCCCCTGCGCAAGCGGCGGGGCTTCTGGGCGCTGGGCCAGGTCTACGACCAGAACGCCACGGGGCGGCTGATCCCGTTCCGGCGCAGCATCGACGATGCCCTGATGCTCGAATTCGGCAACCTGGTGGTGCGTGTGTGGCTGAGCGACGGCTCGCCGCTGATCGATCCCGACACCGGCGTCCAGGCGCAGTTCGCCAGCCCCTATACCACCGCGGACCTGGCCGGCCTGCGCTATCGCCAGATCGCCGACGTCATCTATTTTCGCCACAACACCGGCCTGCAGCCGCAGGCCCTGGAGCGGCTCACCGACACCAGCTGGCAGTTCAACGTCGAGACGTTCAGCAACGGCCCCTGGCTGCCGGAAAACATTTCCACCACGTCGCTGACGTTCAGTGGCGGCACGGTCACCACCGATCAGAACCCGGCCGCCGGCGACGCCGGCGTCACCCCCGCCGAGGCGATCATGACCGGCCAGACGGTGAGCATCGTCGCCAGCGCCGCGGTGTTCACGCCCGGCATGGTCGGCGACAGCTTCCGCATCCGCGCCGGCGACGGCGCCGCCAGCATCCGCAGCTGGGAAGCCGGGGCGAACACCCCGGTGGGGTGGTTCATCCTCAGCGTGGGCAACATCTATGTGTCGATCGCCGACGGCGGCGGCAGCAACAAGGCCAGCGCCAGCACGCCGCCGGTCAACACCAGCGGCACGCAGAGCGACGGCTGCAGCACCTTCCAGTTTCTCCACGACGGCGCGGGCATCGTCCAGATCACCTCGGTGGCCAGCGGCACCAGCGCGGAGGGCACGGTGCTGGCCACGCTGCCCATAGGCACGCAAAGCACAACCTATTGGGCCCGGGGCGCGTATGGCGCGGACATCGGCTGGCCGCGCGCGTGGCCCAGCGCCGTGGAAGAGCGCCTGGTCGAGGGCGCGACGGCCAGCAACCTTGACATGATGGACCTCACGCGCACGGCGGGGTTCACGCCGGTCAACGAGGATTTCCACCCCGGGCTCGGGACCGGCCTGGTGGTCGACACCGACGCGCTGCGCCGGCGGCTGGGCGACGACGGCGCGGAGATCCTGTGGACGCGAACCGCGACCTTCGTACTCGCCGGCACGGCCAGCGGCGAATACATCGTCAGCGGCGGCCTGTTCGGCGACCCGATCACGCCCAGCACGATCGTGGTGCGCGAGCTGTCGGACTACGGCAGCGAGGATGTGTATCCGGCCAAGACGCACAAGGGCATTACTTTCGTGACGCGCGGTGGCCAGACGCTGCGCAAGATGACGGTCGATCCTCAACAGAACATCGGCACCGATGATCTGTCTTTCCTCGCCAAGCACATCGCCAGCCTGGGCATGGTGCAGCTGGCGTGGCTGCCGCAGCCCGACGAGGTGCTGTGGGTGCGCCTGGCCACCGGCGGCGTCGCGGCCCTGACCATGCACGACGAACAGCAGGTGCGCGGGTGGACCACACAGCAGCTGGGCGGCGGCCTGGTGGTCGAGGACATCGTCACCCTGCCGGGCCCCGGGCGTCTCGAGACGCTGTGGATGATCGTTTCGCGGCTGAAGAACGGCGCGACGCAGCGCCAGCTGATGATGCAGAGCCAGGTCAGCGACGGCCTGTTCATGGACTATGCCGAGCTGTACGAGGGCTCGCCCACCACGCTCATAGGCAACCTGGATTATCTCGCCGGCGAGACCGTGCGGGTGCTGGCCGACGGCGTGCAGGTCCCCGACACCACCGTGAGCAACGCCGGCACGCTGGCGCTGCCCACGGCCGCCAGCAAGGTGCTGGTGGGGCTGGCGATGCCGATCAACTTCGTCTCGCTCAAGCTCGATGTCGCCACCGTGGGCGGCACGCTTCTGAAACAGCAGCGGGTCGCCGGCGTGCTGGTCGATCTTCAGGCGGCCAGCTGCCAGGTGGGCCTGCAGGGTGGCCGCGCGGAAACCTTCATGCCGCGCCTGCCAGGCGACGTGGGCGCCGTGGTATCGCGCAAGGCGGTCAAGAACGTGACCCTGGCCGGCGACAGCGGCCGCGATCCCCGCATCGTGATCACGGAGGACAGCGCCTACGATTTTGCGATCTTCTCATTGAAACCGCAGGTGACCCTTGGCGACCGCTGAACAGCTGCGCTTGCGCCCCTACATGCCGGGCGATTTCGAGTGGTTCGAACCGCGCGCCGACTTCGTCGCCGACATGGCGGCCGACGATTGGGACTGGAGCAAGGGGCCGCCGCGCGGGCGCGTGTGGACGCTGCAGCGTGGTGAGGTCCAGGTCCTGGGCGTCGCCGGCATCGGCCGGGTCGACGCCGACTGGCACGCTTGGGCCATATTGGCCGACATCCCGCCGAAGGTGTTCGTGCGGGCGCTCTGGCTGGCCCAGCGTCAGCTGGACTTGTTCGAGCGCATGGAGGCCGGCGGCCTCTACAGCTTTAGCCGGCGCGAAAACCCGGCCGCGCAGCGCTGCCTCGAGCATATCGGCTTTCGGCGGGTGGGCCACACGGCCAGCCACGCGATCCTCTGCCGGCGCGAGCGCTGATGGATCCGTTCACCATCATGGCCGGCATCGGCGCGGTCGGCAGCCTGTTCAAGGGCCTGACCGGCTTCTTCGGCGGCAACGCCCAGGCCCAGGAGGAGCGCAACGCCGCCGAGGAAGCCGACCGCCAGGCCGGCGTCAACGCCCAGATCGCCCTGCAGCAGGGCGACGAAGCCGCCGCCCACGGCGCGGTGGCCGCGGCCGCAAACGGCGGAGGGTTCGTCGGTTCGGCGATCGGCGTGATCGGCAATCTGAGCAATCAGGCGATGTACAACGCCCGCCAGCAGGTCTACCGCGGCCAGACCGAGGCGCAGAACGACCTCTACGGCGCGGCCGTGGCCAAGACGCAGGCCTGGGACAGCCTGATCAGCGGCGGCGTGGGCGCCGCCTCGAGCATCGTGGGCGGCTTTGCGCAGGCCAGCCTGGCCGCTCAGCAAAAGGCGGCGCTGAGCGCGCTCAAGGGCGACCCCTACGCGGCCTACGGCGGCGGCTATTAGATGGTCGCCATTCCCGACCAGCTGCCGCTAGACCCGAGCGCCGGCGCGACGCCCAGCGGCGCGAGCGTGGCCCCGACGGACTTCGGCCTGGGGCAGGCGGCCGGCGAGGCCGACCGCGTGGCGGCGATGTCGCGGCGCACCGCCGCCCTGCAAATCCGCGCGCAGGCCCAGGCCGACAAACAGGCCGCGATGCCGACCTATCTGAAGGTCCAGGCCGCGAACGAGGCGGATTATCAGGCGGCCGTGGCCAGCGGCGCGGCCGGCCAGCCCGGGTTCGTCGGCTCCCAGTACGACAACGCCATGGAGCGGGTCGACCGCGCCGCGTCGAGCCCGGACCTGACGCCGGGCCAGCAGAGCGAGCTCCGCGCCATGGGCGTGCAGCATGCCAACGCCCTGGCCACGGCCGCGGCCAGCGCGCACGCGGCCGCCCTGGCCCAGCCGATCGCGGATCTCTACAAGGCCCAGCAGACCAGCCAGATCGCCGACGGCCTGACCAGCTTCGCGGGCGGCTTCGAGCCGGCCTTCACCGACCTCAAGAACAACTATGTCGCCGGCGCGCCGGACCTGGTCCCGGCCACGGCCGCGCTGTTCGACAGCCATGCGCAGGCGGCCGTTGCCGCCGCGCCGGCGGCCGTGCAACCGCAGCTGCAGCAACAGTTCGCGGGCATGCGTGCCAAATACCTGGGCGATGCGCTGGATACACAGATCGCCCATGGTCAGACGGCGATTACCCAGGGGTTCACCAAGCAACTCAACGTCGCCGCCGACACCGTGGCCAGCAACCCGGCCAGTTACGACAACGCCATGAACGTCCAGCTGCCGGCGGCCGTGGCGGCCCTCCCGGCCGGCCTGCGCGAGGCGGCGACGAACGATTGGGGCGCGACCCTGGCGACGGCGCGGGTCAAGGCGCTGATCGCGGCCGGCGACGCCGGCGCGGCCACAAGCGAGCTCAACGCCGGCAAGTATGACGCCTACCTGATCCCGAAGGAAAAAGAGGCGCTGCTCAGCGAGGCCGACGCCGCCGGCCGCGACACGGCGCCGCGAAGCCTGGACCAGGCCACGGCTCAACTGAACGTCAAGCAAAAGGCCGATGCCGAGATCACCGGCATCCTGACCACCGGCAAGGGCGCGGACCTGACGCCCGATGAGCTCAAGACCATGAGCTACACCGAACAGGCCGCCTACCTGGCCCGGCGTACGCAGGCTCAGCAGGCGTTCGCGGCGGCGGGCAGCGTGCGCGACATGCCGCTCAACAGTTTGCAAGCCCTCGCCCACGGCGCGGGACCGGACCCCACCGATCCCGACTATGCGACCAAGCTGCCGCTCTGGCAGCTGCAGCAGAAGCTGGCGCAGGACGAGATCACCAACCGCACCAACAACCCGGGCGGCTGGGCGTGGGCGAGCAACGGCAAGGGCGCGGCGGTGAAGGGCGACGCCTCGGGCGTGGCCGTCGATCGGGGCGCGGCGCTGCGAGCCATGTGGGGCAACGTCCAGAGCGCGACCGGGGCGGCTCAGCAGTCGGCGGCGATGGGTTACGCCGGGACCATGCTCATGGCCCAATATGGGGCCGGCGTGCCGGCGACCGCGCGCCAGATCGTGCCCTCCGACCAGGCCGAGGCCATGGCGGCGAGCATCAACGACGCGCCGCCCGAGGGCAAGCTCGCGGCGATGCAACAGGTATCCGGCCTGTTGCGGGCGATGCCGCCCGTGATGCGCCTGCCCGATGGTTCGTTGGCCTCGCCCCAGACGATATTGCGTGACCAGCTGCTGGCGGCGCACCTCAATCCCGTGTGGGTGTCGGCGCTGGTCGACTATGGCGGCAACCCGGCCGCGCTCGGCCGCTTCGTCGCCGCCACGAACGACCCGACGCTCAAGGCGCCGCTGCCGGGCACGGGGCAGGCCACCCTCGAGCGCGACGTGCGGGCGGCGCTGGCCCCGGAACTGAAGGCCAGCGCCCCGCTGCCCGGCGCCCAGGCGCTCAACCAGGCGCGCATAGACCGCACCGTCCTGGTGGCCCGTAGCCTGATGGCCGCGGGCTCCGACGCGGGCTCGGCGGCGCAGGCGGCCGCCAAGGATCTGACCGGCGGGCGGCGCTACGTCGACACCTGGAGCATCCCGGCATCGATCGCCGGCGGCAGCCAGACGGCCTGGGGGGCGGGCGACAAGCCGATGCTCACCGACGGCGCGGGCCTCGTGCGCGCCGGGGCGGCGACGATCCTGCGCGAGCTCACCGCCAACCGCGGCGCGAACCTCTACATCCCGCCCGGCAACCCGGCCTATTCGGCCGCCGTCGCGGCGAACGCCAGGTGGGTCACGGCGCCCGACAACAGCGGCCTGACGCTGATGACGCCGAAAACCGATGGGACGTGGCAACAGGTCGCCGACAAGTGGGGGCGGCCGGTCAGCGCCACGTGGAACGACCTGAGCGCGCAAGGCAGGGGTGGCGCGCCTTCGCCGTTCACTCCGCCGCCGGCCGCGCTGCAAGGCCCCAGCGGGCCGCTGCCGGCGTTCTCGAAGCAAAGCGCGTTCAACGCCCTGGCGCGGTCGATCGAGACGCAAGAGAGCGGTGGCCGATCGGGCCTGATCAGCGACCAGGGCGCCTATGGCGTCATGCAGGTCCTGCCGAGCACGGCGGCGAGCTACGCCCAGCGCCTGACCGGCGCGCCGCTCGATTCAAACCGGCTGTTGCATGACGACGCCTACAATCGGCAGATCGGCCGCCAGATCCTCGCGGACGGAGTGAACCATTACGGGGCGACGCCCGGCGGCCTGGTGCTGAGCCTGGCGGACTATTTCGAGGGTCGCGGCAACGTCGAGGGGTACACGGACAATAAAGGGTATCACCCCGGCTTGCTGCAGCGCCTCGGCGACCCTCGCCAGCCCGGAACGTCCATAGACCAATGGGTGGCCCACCTGCCGCCCAAGGGTCAAGCCTACGTCCAGCGCACTCTGCCCCGCGCGGTCGCCTACCTGGCGACGGGGCAATAGATGCCGGTCGGCGGCACATATCTGCCGGGCCCCGATCTCGACGAGATCGATACCAACGCGAATGCCCTGCCGGTCCCGCAGGGCGAGCGCACGAGCGAGGCGTTCGGCCATTTCGACTTCACCACGCGCGCGCTCCAGCTGGGCCGCGAGCTGGTCGGCGACGTCACTCAGCCGCAAGTGCTCGACCCGGACACCGGCTTCACCCACACGCCGCAGCTGGACAGCGACACGCTGAACGCCCGCTACGGCGTCCCCGGCTATCTGCGCTTCAACAAGCCGGACAGCGAAGCCGACGCCGCGTTTCAGCAGTCGCAGGCGCAAGAGCGCCGGTTCCGCGACAGCGTCTTCGCGCGCACCAACCCGCAGCCTCTGACGGATTTCGGGGCCGGGCTGGCCGGCAGCCTGCTCGATCCCGCCGGCCTGGCGACGATGTGGGCCACCGGCGGCGCGGGCGAGGCGGCGCTGGGCGCGCTCGGCCTCAAGACCGCCGCGGAGGCCGCGCCGGCGGTCTCGACCCTGGGTCGCCTGGCCAACGCCGGCGGCGACGTGGCGCGCACCCTGGCGACGGGAGCCATCGACAACGTGCCCTATGTGGCCGCCAACGCCCTGCTCTCGCACTACGCCGGCGACGACTACGACCTTGCCGACGGCCTGCGCGACATCGCCGCCGGCGCTGTACTGCACACGGCCGCCCACCTGACGTTCCGCGGCGCGGGCGCGCTCTGGGACCGTTTCGGCGCCGGCCTGGACGCGGACGCCGCGCCGATCGGCGGCGTGCCCGAGCGCCCCCCTCCTTTCTCGCCCGACCCGGCGCCCGGCATGCCGCCGGCCGTCGCGGCCATGGGCGACGCCGCCAGGCGCGGCGCCTGGGTCAAAGCCCTGGACGACATGGCCGAAGACAGGCCGGTGGACGTCGCGCAGTATGTCGAGCGAGAGGTGGGCGCGCAGCCCGCAGCGCCGGAAACCGAGGTTCCCGAACAGGAGCAAGGAGCGCCGAATGTCGATCTTGGATCTGCCGATCGATCAACCGTTGACGGAACAGCAGCGCCAGAGCCTGGCGCGGGCGTTGAGCACGATCCGTTTGCGTCGCCCGCGACCGACCCCGACCGGGTCCACTTCGACCAGAACCACGCGGATCTCTATCGGCTAGGCGAGGTCATCGCCGACCGGTCCGCGCCGCGAGAGGCGATCGAGGCGGAAGCCACGCGCCTGGCCGACACCATGGGCCGCTACATGGACTGGACGGACATCCCCATGTCCAAGGCCGCGCGGCGGGTGCTGGACAGGACGGGCGCGCCGCCGGCGATCGAGATGCGCCGCGCGGCCGCGGACTATCACCGCGAGGTGGATATCGAAAACGCCGCCGGAATGTCGCTCTATGATTCCGACCGGCTGCATGAAGCGGTGACCTCCGAGCGCGGCCGCGCGGCGCAGGCGACGCCGGCCGGCGACCCGCTGGGCGAGCTCGACGCGGCGTATGCGAAGGCGGCCGCCGGTGGGGCGATCCCGGAACCCACTGTGAGACCGCCCGGCGAGGGGCCCGGCGCGCCGGGCGGCGATGCACACCCCGCCGTGGTCGACGCGCTGCAGCTGGATCGGCCGCGGAAGACGGAGGGCGCCGCTGGCGCGCGCGCCGACCCGCAGGAACCCCGCGCCGCTTTTCGCGCCCGGGCCGACGCGGTCATTGCGGCCGATCCGGAGCTGAAGGCGCTGCTGGAGGATACCCAGCGCCTGGCCGGCCGGCCGGACGTGCTCGACGAGCCAGGCGAGGAAAGCCCAGGCCCCCAGCCGGGCGCGAAGCTGCAAACCAGCTTCATGACGGATGCCAAGCCCGTCGGCCGCGAGGGCCTGGGCGCGCATCTGATCGACGATCTGTACGGGCAGCCGGCGGGCAAGCCTCTCGACGAAAAGACGGCCGCGCTGTTCCGCGAGGTCAGCGACCTGGTGAAGCGCATCGCGCCAGGCGCCACGGCGCGGCCGTTCGAATTCCTGCGCGGCGAGGGCCAGGCCGAACGCGGGCAGGGCGTCATGGGGGCGAGCTACCGCAAAGGGGCGCGCCAGATCCTGGCCTGGAGCCTGGAAAGCCCCGACGCTGTGGGTACGGCGCGCCACGAGGCCATTCACGCTCTGCGCGAGATGGGCGCCTTCAGCGACGAGGAATGGCGCACCCTGGAGCGCGCGGCCGTCGATCAGGACTGGCTGGGTCGCTACAACATCGAGCAGCTCTATCCGGACGACGGCTGGGAAACCCACCTCGAGGAAGCGATCGCCGAGCGGTTCCGCGAGTGGCGCCGCGAGCCGGTTCCGGAGGGCCTGCCGTCAAACATCCATGAGGTGTTCCAACGGCTGCTCGATCTGCTGCAGCGCCTCGGCGCCGCCGCCAGGTCCGCCCTCGGCCCAAACGCCGCCGACATCCTCGACGCCGTCGACCGCGGCGAGGTCGGCGCGAGGGACACCGCCAGGCCGGCCAAGGGTAAGGCGCGGCCGAAGCTGCAGGAAGCCTTCCACGGTAGCCCGTTCGACTTCGACCGTTTCGATAGCGGGCGCATCGGGGATGGCGAGGGGCGTCAGGCCTATGGCCACGGTCTTTACTTCGCCGGCAAACGCGAGGTTGCCGAGCACTACAGGGAGGTGCTCGGGGGAAAGGGGTACGCGCCCGAAGACTACGCGGAATATTTCAGACCCGGCCGCATCATCGAAGGTCGGCGGGGCCGCGATAGGGTGGTGGCCTTTCACCCGAGCGATATCGACGGTGGCGCGCACTGGTCGGTCACCGTTCGCAGCGTCGGGCGCAACGGCGAGGAGATCGCCGGCGAGCGCGATCGTAACCACTCCACCCGCCCCGAAGACAGCGCGATGGAGAGGGTGCTTGGCCGGCCGCCGAAGCTCTTCGGCAAGCTATACCACGTCGATATTCCCAACGATTTCGAATACCTGGACTGGGACAAGCCGCTGAGCGCGCAGCCGGAGTTCGTGAAAACGGCGCTCAAGAATGCTGGGATCGATGCCGAGGAAAAGCAGGACCTCGGTGAATTCATGGGCGAAAGGGTCGAGGGGTCCCCGCGCACCGGCCGGGACCTGTACCGCGACCTGGGCAGCGAAGCGCGGGGCGCCGGCGCCTCGCGCGGCGAAGCGAGCCGGGCGGCCGCCGCGCGCCTGCGCGAAGCGGGCATAGCCGGCGTCCGCTACCTCGACGGGTCCTCGCGGTTCGCCGGCGACGGCACACACAACTATGTCGTTTTCGACGACGCCCGCGTGGTGCCGCTGGCCAAGTACCAGCGCGCCCAGGTGGCCCAACCGCCCGAGGTCCGCGCCGGCGAGGCGGTCACCAAAGACAAACTCAACACCCTGGTCGAGGCGATCCGCGCCGCGGCCATTTGCGTCACGGAGGAACTGGGATGACAATCGAACACCTGATCGACGAACAGGCGCTGGCGCAGCGAGCGCGAATGGAGGCGGCCAAAACTCACGCCGCCGCCGGCGTGGTACTGGACGAGTGCTTCGCTCGCGAGCGCGACGCAACGTCGGCGTTGCGCGTCGAATTGGAGCGCCTTTGCGCAGAGGCGGCCGCGCGCCTCAAATGAGCGATACCGTCGAAAGGACCATCGGCCCTTTTGTTCGCCCTGGCGATGGCCGGCTGCTGACGATGCTGGAAATGCTCGAATGGCGCGAGCGGAGCTTTCTGTGCGGCTATCGGCTGACGGACGGGTTTTGCGATGGTCGCAACCATCCGCAATGCAAGCGGTGCGCCAACACGGCGACCCGCCACGTCAAGGGCATGCTGGAGCGGCTACGCGAACCCACGGCCGCCATGATCCGCGCGGGCCAAGAGGCGCGGCGCTCGGGGGGCGACGAGGTCGGCATATTCGAGGCCATGATCGACGAGGCGCTGCTATGACCCTCGGCGAGGCCCTGGATGACATCATCGGGGCGACTTCGAATGCAGCCTTAGCGGCCGCCGGTCAAAGCGTGGAGTGGCGATTGGCGTTGGCCTTCGCCATCGTGCCGGAAAGCGGGGTCGAAACCGTGCCTGGCGTCGCGCTTCGGGATTGGTGGGACGGCCGTTTTGGCGTCCCCGTGGACCGCAATTACACCAGGGCAGCGTGCGAGTTGGCCATGCGCACCGAGTTCGAACGCGAGATCAGCCCGGAGTTCTTGTTGGCCGTAAAGAAGGCGCTGGGCGCATGAGCCGCCCCTGTCACATGAGCGTCCGGATGGCTACGGGCGACGTCTTCAGCGACGCCGAGATTGACGATTTCCTCGACCGCCTGGCGGCCAAGGCCAGGCGCGCCGGCGCGGCCGACCCTTCCCTGAGCGAGCGGGCGAAGGTGGCCAGGGCGGCGGCCGACCTGACCAAAGAGGAACTGATGGCGCAGTTGCTGCAGAAGCGGCTGGCGATCGCGCACGAGATCAGCGCCCGGGCGCGCGCCGGCCGCCTGGACGCCATGGCGGGAGACGAGGCGCAGCGTTTGCACGCCTACGACCTCGGCAGCGAGCGCCAGGGGCCGTTCAGCGGGTCGAGCGTCGACGCCGAAGGGCGCGCAAGGCAGATGGGCCTGTGGGGCAAGGTCGACCTCGGCCTATCGACCATGCCCGGGCTCAAGGATCGGCTGTCGAACTTCTGGGGGTTTCCGGAGAAAGGCTTCGATTACAAGGTCGCCGATGAGCTGGCGCGCATCAATGGCGACGGATCCGTCGAGCCGACCGGCGATGAGGGCGCGCTCCACGCCGCCCGGGTCATGGCCGAGCAGCTGGAGGAAAGCCGCCTGATGCAGAACGCGCAAGGCGCCTGGATCAACCGGCTGCAGGGCTACGTGGCGCGCCAGACGCACGATCGCCTGAAGGTGGCCGGCGGCTTCTGGCGGGAGTTGGCGGAGGCCGGCCGCAACCTCCAGGAAGGCAAGCGGCTGGACTGGGCCACGGTGCGACAGGGCGCGGCGCGCAAGGCGTTCGGCGCCTGGCGCGACTTCATCATGCCGCTGCTGCACGAAAAGACCTGGGACGGCCTCGAACTCGCCGACGTGCCGTTGGAAGAGGACCCCACCGGCGATCGGCAGTTTCGCCGCGAACAGGATCTCCGCGACGCCGCCGGCCTGCACGCGCGCGGCATCCTGCGCGATCCCCAAGACCTGCGCGAGCGCATGCTCTACCGCGTCTGGAGCGACATCGTGACCGGCCGCCACAGCGTGCTGACCGGCATGGATGACGAAGCGGACTATAAGGGCGGCCAGAACAAGGCCGGGGCGGTCAGCCGCGCCCGCGTTCTTCACTTTCAGAAGCCCGCCAACTGGGTTGACTACAATAACAAATTCGGAACGGGCAGCTTGTTCGCGGCCGTGATGGAGCAGCTCAGCCGCGGAGCGCGCAACGCGTCGCTCATGGAGCGTTGGGGGCCGGCGCCGGACGACGCGCGGGCCGTCGAGGTCAACCGACTGGCCGACGAAGCCCGCCAGCGCGGCGACCCGGACGTCGCCAACCGGCTCCGGAGCGCCCGGCAACAGGCCGATTTCGAGGCGCTGAACCGGCGGTTGAACACTCCCGAAAACCTGCGCCTGGCGATGGTGCTGCGGGGCGTGCGGTCGTGGGAAGCGATCACGAAGCTGGGCAGCATCGTCCTTTCAAAGGCCACCGACCTGCCGATGACCGGCCACACTTTCGCGCGCGCTGGCGCCGGCTTCCTCAAGGGGTACGAGGGGGCCATTCGCGGCATCACGCACATGGACACCGCCGAGGGCAAGCGGGCGGCCGAGCTTCTCGACGTCGGCGCCAGATCCTTTGCGGGTCACATTGGCGCGCAGTTCAACGCGACGGATGGCGCTCTTGGATGGGGCGCCTGGGCGCAACGGCTGATGTACCGCATCAATCTGTTCGAATACTTCAACGAAGGTGTCCGGACCGGCAGCGCGACAATGCTGTCGAGGTTTCTTGGCCAGGAAGCCGAGCACGATTGGGACGGCCTTCAGAAAGGCACGCGCGAAACCTTTGAGCGCTTCGGCGTCGACCCGGCGGCCTGGGCCATTGCTCGCCATGGGGTTACCGAGGCAGGCGACGGCATGCGCTATTTCACCCTGGATCACATCCAGGACACACCGGATGAACAGGCCCACGCCTGGGCCAGGACGCCCGAAGACCAGCAGAACGCCGATACCGCCCAGCGCGCGCGAAACGAGCTCGAGCTCCGCTTTCGCACGCTCATTCACGACGTGATCGATAATACCACCAGCGAGCCGCGCATGCGCGAGAGCACGGCCCTGGCCGGCGGCCTGCGATCGGGCACGATCTGGGGCGAGGCGGCGCGGAGCTTCGGCCAGTTCCGGGGCTTCCTGCAGACCATCCTGGGGCGCCACCTGGCGCCGGCGATCACTGGCTACGCGGGCTACAAGCCGGCGGCGCTGCTGGCGCACTTCATCGTCGCGACCGCGTTGGCCGGTTGGCTGAGCATGAACGCCAAGCTCATCGTCAAGGGCGAGACGCCGCGGCCGCTCGCCGGCGAGGACCTGGGCGAGACGGCGAAAATCTGGGGGGCGGCCCTCGCGCAAGGCGGCGGCCTCGGCATCTATGGGGATTATCTGTTCGGCGAGGCGAACCGCAACGGCCTCGAATTCACCCTGTCGAGCGCCGCCGGCCCGGCCATAGGCGACGCCGAGCAGGTCCTGCAGGTGATACGCCAGGCCACGCACGGCGGCGCTATAAGCGAGACCACGGGCCGCAGCCAGATCCCGGGTGAAGTGGTGCGCCTGGGCGCGCACAACATCCCGCTGATCAATCTTTGGTATACGCGCCTGGCGCTGGATTACCTGGTGCTCTGGCGCCTGCAGGAGGCGGTCAGTCCGGGCTATCTGCAGAGGACCGAAAGCCGCGTGATAAACCAGGAGCACGGCGGCTTCATCGTGCCCCCTACCAGCGCCGCGCCCTAGGTCATCCGACGCCCCGGCCGGCGCGCCATGCTGCGAGCATGAGATCGCGGCGCCCATTCCGAACTCCGACCGCCGGGCGCGGAGTCAATGGCCACCCTGAGGGATCCACAAGCGGGGGCGGAGAACGCGGGTATAGAACCGCTGAAGGATGGCAAGCCCGGCGCCGGGGAGCGGTCGCTTGACCGTCGCCCCGGCCTATACCGAGACGATCTACGCCCTGACCGGTTCGACGCTGGGGCCGTTCCAGACGGTCTTTACCTACGAAGACGACAGCGACGTGCTGGTGTGGGTCGACCTGGGCGCGGGACCGGTGCTGCAGGCCAGCGGCCTGGGCTATACGCTCACCGACAACGGCGGCGACAGCCTCGACAACGGCGGCCAGGTGATGCTGCTGGCGGCCGTCCTCGACGGCGCGCTGGTATGGCCCGCCAATTCGCAGATCACCCTCGATCGCGCCACGGCGCAGAGCCAGCCGTCGGCCCTGGGCGAAGCCATCGGCTTCAGCCCGCAGGCCTATGAAGACGCGCTCGACCACGTGGACCGCCAGGTCCAGGACGCCGGCGCGCTGCAGGCCCGCAATCTGCGCGGCCAACCGGGCGACGTGTTCACCGCCCTGCCCACGGCCGCGTTGCGCGCCGGGATGCTTCTGGGCTTCGATCCCGTCAATGGCGCGCCGGTGGTGGAGCTGCCCAGCTTCGCCACCAGCAGCACGCCGCTGCAGTTCTCGACCCTGGCCACGGCCACGGCCGCCGCCATCCCGGCCGCGAGCCCGTTCGTTCAGACCCAAGGCTATGCCGCCGCCGGCGATGGCGGCGGCGCGCTCTACGCCCCCGCGGCCGCCGGCGCGGGCCTGGGCAAGTTCCAGAGCGCCGACGGCCAGTGGTGGGGCCTGGCGCAGCAATCGATCCGCCCGGAAATGATCGCCGCCACCGGCACGGGCCAGCTGGCCAGCGCCATAAGCTACCTCGCGGCCGGGCGCGGCGGCCGCCTCGAGCTGTTCGCCAAGGAATACGACATCGCGCCGTTCACGCTCGACGTCGGCGTCAATCTGCGCGGCCAGGGCCCGGCGCACCAGGCCTTCTATGCGACCGATCCCAAGGGCACGGTGCTGGCCATCGCCGGCGTCGCGGCCGGCTGGCTGCTCACCTTCCAAGGCGAGGCCACGGGCGGGGGAAACTATGGCCTGAGCGATCTCTCCGTCTACCAGACCGGCACGGCCGCCATCGCCGGCCTGGTCGACATCGCGGGCCTGCAAAACGCGTTTCTGCAGAACGTCGAGATCAGCGGCCAGTTCGTCAATCAGGGCGTCGGCCTGTACTTGAGCCGGGGCGACCTGAGCCTGCCGACCAGCTTCGGCGACTTCGTTCACCTGAAAATAGACGGGTGCAATACAGGCCTGCAGATAGACCAGGACTGCACCGGCAACGCCTGGCACGGTGGCAGCATCCAGGGCGCCCGCTACGCCTTGCACATGACCGGCGGCGCGAACGTGCCGGCCGGCAACAGCTTTCATGGCGTGGCCTTCGAGGCCACGTTCGTGGCCGGCGCCATGGAGATCGTCTATCTGCCGCCCGGGACCAACGTGGTCGGTTTCACGCCCAACACCACCGGCGTCTATGTGGTCAAGTTCGTGAAGATCGAACAGGGCCAGAGTACGCTCTTCGCCGGCTGCTACTTCGAGCTGGGCAATTTGCCGGGCAGCTACAACGACGGCGTCAACGGCACCCATACCATTCTTGGGGTGATCTCGGTCGAGGCCGGCGCGGTGGACACGTTCTTCTATGGCTGCCGCATGGCCTGCTACATGCTGGACGCCGGCAACGACACACAGGTCAAGAGCGTCCAGACCAATCTGCCGGACTACAGCACCAAGAGCCCGCCGCGCAGCATACGCACCACCACGGTGGCCACCGCGATCCCGGCGGTGGTGGCCGGCGTCTACACGCCCATTCCCTTCGCCACCGCGCTCGAGGAGGACAGCGGCTATTTCACCTGGAACGGCGGGGCGACCGCGTGCACCGTGAACGCGCCGGGCGAATACCGGGTCGACATGACCCTGGTCTATGGGGCCATGGCCGGCGCCAGCACCTTCAACCTCGCCGCCGCGCTCATAGGCGGCGTCCAGCGGCGCGGCCGCAGCGTCATGGCCCTGGCGGCCACGGCCGCCGGCCAGGTGTGCGTGGATCTCGTCTGGCAGGGCTATCTCTACGCCGGCCAGACCATCGCGCCGCAGGCGCAGTGCGCCTACGGCTGCAGCCTCGACGTCGCCGCGCCCGACAATCGGATCGCCATCCTCAAGGTGCAATAGTGACCGTCACGCCGACGCCGACGCTGAGCGTGTACGCCCTGGCCGGTACGAACCTCGGGCCGTTCGCGGTCGGCTTTCCCTATGAGCAGCCGTCCGACGTGGCCGTCTGGGTGGACATGGGCGCCGGCGCTGTGCTGCTGGCCGTGGGTGTCGGCTACACGCTGGCCGCCGCCGACCCTCTGCTCGCCGGCGGCTACCTGACCCTGCTGGCGGCGGCGCTGAAGGGGCATGCGACATGGCCGCCCGGCAGCACCCTGGCCATGCGGCGACAGACCGAGGCCGACCAGCCGTTGGCGGAGAGCGGTTTCTCCGCCTTTGACCCGGTGGCCTACGAAGCGGCGCTCGATCATGTGGAGCGCCAGGTGCAGGACATCTTCGGCCTGGTCCCCAACGCGCTGCGCGGTGGCCCGGGCGACGAATTCGCGCCGCTGCCGCCGGCCGCCCAGCGCGCCGGCGGCCTGCTGGGCTTCGACCCTGTGACCGGCGCGCCGGTGGTGACGGTGCTGACCTTCGGCGCGGACGGCGGCGCTCTCTATTTCGCCACCACCGCCTCGGCCGCGCTGGCCTTTATTCCGACCGGGTCGCCGGCGCTCACCACCGCCGGCTTCACGATCGCCGGCGACGGCGGCGCGGCGCTGTTCGCGCCCGTGGCCGGCCCAGGCGCCGGGGCGTTCCAGAGCGCCGACGGCCAGTGGTGGGCGCCGGGCCTGCAGCTGGCGCGACCGGAGATGGTCGGCGTGGGGCGCGGCATGATCGCCGCCGGCGCGGGCTGGCTGAACGCCGGGCGCGGCGGCCGTCTCGAACTGTTGGCCAGCGAGTACGACCAGGCTCCGTTCGTGCTGCCGCACCGGGTCAACCTGCGCGGCCAGGGGCCGGCCGATCAGCCCTTTTACGCGTCCACGCCCAAGGGCACGGTGATCTCCAGCATGGTGCTGGTGGGCGACGCCGTCGCCTTCGAAGGCGACCTGGGCAGCAAGGGCGAATTCGGGATCTCCGATCTGTCGATCTACCAGGCCGGCGTGGGTTCGCCCAAGGCCCTGCTGGAAATCGCCGGCGTCCTGCATCCTCAGGTGAGCAACGTCGAACTGAGCGGCCAGGGTTTCTACGACGGCGTGGGCCTCTTGCTCGATCGCGACGGTCTGGCCGAGCCCACGATCTATAACGACTTCATCCATCTGCGTATAAGCGGGGTGAGCGTCGGTATCCAGATCGTCGACGACTGCAACGCCAGCCACTTCCATGGCGGCTATGTAGAGGCCGGCCTCTACGCCCTGCACATGTATGGCATCGCCGCCTATCCGACCGGGTGCGGCTTCTATGGCACGGCCTTCACGGCGACCTTCAACGCCGGCATGGACATCCTCTGGCTGCCGGCTGGAACCAACCTCATCGGCTACGCGCCCAATACGGCGGGGATGTACGCGGCCAAGCTGGCGCGCATCGAGAAGAGCCAGAGCACTCTGTTCCATGGCTGCAGCTTCACCATGGCCGGGCTGCCGGGCAGCTACGATGACGGCGTGCATGGATCCCTTCCCATCGTTGGCGTCGTCAGCATCGAGACGGGCGCCGTCGACGTGTGCCTGTACGGCTGCGCCTGGAGCGGCTGCGCGGTCCTGGACAACGGCAACGGCACCGAGGTCAACGGCCTGGGCGGCGGCCTGCCGGACTTTCGCAGCAAGAGCATGCCGCGCAGCGTGCGGGCCACCACGACGCCGACGCCGATCCCGGGCGGCACGGGCGCCTACACGCCGATCGTCTTCGACATCGGCGACGAAGAGGACACCGGCTTTTTCAGTTGGAACGGCGGCAACACCGTGTGCACGATCAACTATCCTGGCCAATACAGGATAGACATGACGCTGAGCTTCGACGCCATGGCCGGCGCCAGCGCGTTCAATCTCGCCGCCCTATTGGTCGGCGGCGTCCAGCGCCGCGGCGCCAATGTGATCTCGACCGGCGTGACGGTGCGTGGCGAGGTCTGCTGTGGCGTCACATGGCAAGGCTACCTCGAGGCGGGGCAGACCATCACGCCGCAGGCGCAATGCAGCTACGGCTGCCTGCTGGCGCCGAGCCTGCCGGACAACCGGCTGATGATCACGAAGGTGCAGTGAGGACGGGCAGCCGGCCCGTGGTGATCAGGCTCGCGACGCACGAGCCGACGAACGCGACGGCCATGACGCCCCAGCCGAAACACACGATGGCGGCCGCGAAGATGTTCCCGCCGCGCCGTCCCCAGACGGCGAACCACAGCGCAAAAAGCGCCGCGCCAACCCCGTAGTACCCCGCGATCGCCGTCCAGATCATCGCCGCCCCCTCATCCGACGCGCACGCGCGCGAGGCACAGTGCGCTTCCCAGCAGCGATTGCAAGGCGCCTCGGCCCGATGACGCAGTTCGAACCGTTCCGGCCCGTCGCGGTCCCGGCCTCGCCCGAGGAGCTCGCCGACGCGGTCAACCGGCTGGGGCGCAACATGGACAGCAGCCACGCTTGCATGGACGCCTTTCGCGAGGAGAGCCGGGCGCACCAGGAGACCCTCTTGCGCGCCCTGCGCCTGATGCCGGACGAGGCGCCGCACAAACACAGCCTCGTCACCATGAGCCGCGCGAGCGCCGTCTGGCGCATCGGCGGCGTGGTGTTCGCGGGCGTCCTCGCGGCGCCGCTGATCTCCAAGCTAGCGGCGGCCGTGCTGACCGCCGCGGCCAGCGTTTTGCTCAAATAGGAGAGACCTCATGGACCCGCGGTCCGAAGCCTGCCTGGCCCAGGTCGAGCCCGATCTCTGCACCGTCATTCGTGGCGCGGCCCAGACGCCGCAGCCGTTCGAGGTGACGTACGGCATCCGCACGCTGGCGGCCGAGGAGCAGGCGGTGGCCACCGGCCATTCGCAGACGCTGGACAGCCGCCACCTGCCCGACCAGGCCGGCTACGCGGCGGCCGTCGACGTGACCCCCCTGATCGACGGTGAGCTGTCGTTCGCGCCGGGCGAGGAAGCGGCCGTCTACGGGCAGCTGGCGCTCCAGATCAAGGCCTCGGCGGCCGCGCACGGCGTCGCGATCGAGTGGGGCGGGGACTGGCAGAGCTTCAAGGATTGGGGTCACTTCCAGCTGCCGTGGGCGACCCACCCATGAGCCCGCTCAATCCCCAGGTCCTGCTTGCCGCCGGCGCGCTGGCCGCTCTGAGTGGCATAGGGACCGCGCTGCTGGTCTTCCCGATCCCGGCGCCCAACGCCCAGTCCGTCACCTTCGTGCTCGGGGCCCTGGCGGGCGCGCTGACCACGCAAGGCATCAGCCACGCGACGGCGCCGGCCAACCCTCCTTCACCCCCAGCCTGATTCACCCCCAGCCTGAAAGGCAACTCCCATGGACATCAAATCTGAACTCGGCCGCATCGGCTCCTTCTTCGAAGGGCTCCTGGTGCACCTGCCTCCAGAGGCTCAGCCTCAGGGCGCCCAGGCCGTCGCCGACCTTAAGGGCCTGGCCGAAACCGGCGTGACGGCCGGCGCGACCGCGCTCGCCGGGCCGCTGCTCGGCCCCGAGATCGCGGCCGTCGTCGACGAAGCTTTGGGCACGTACGCCGACAAGATCGTCTCCGATGCGCAGGCCAAGGCGGCGGCCGCCACGGCCGCTCGCGCCACCATCGCCTCGGCCTCGGCGCCGCCGGCGGCGTGA